CTTATACTTATTCGGATTTCTCCGTTCATCCTCTTCTCTCATATACTTAGGCATACGTGAATCTTTTTTAGTTGCAAAGCGAGAATTCTTTTTTGACATGAATAGTCCTTGTTTTAGAGTAAAGTTTAACACCCCCGAAGGGATGGCCTAGTGTTTGTTTATGGTTTTGTTGGCCATACGACATTATGAGGGAACCCTGCTTGTGATGGTATGTCTAACAAAGCTGTTCTGTAGGTAGCCATCTCAAGTTGTTCTGTAGCTGATAAGTCAGCCCATCTAAGAGGGTTGCTTACAACAGGGTCTACTTCTGTTGCTAAAAGATTGTCTCTTTGACCTCTAACTATAGCTTCTGCTTCAGCATCTAGCTCTGCTTGAGTAGGTGCTACATACGCCGCATAGTCTGAGCCAATGAGTTCAAGTAATACGCTGTTGTCTACAGTCATATCTGTATCATCAGGGTTTAATCCGTAAGGTATCCAACTATGTTCTGGATGATTAATCTCTACATCAAATGCTGTGTTTTCTGCGTTTAATGATTGTGCGTTACGCACTTCTGTTATTGTTATTGTTGGCATAGCCGCCTCCTATTGTTCTAGTTGTTTATCAAGATATCCTGACCCAGATAGTACCACTGAACCATTTGTTACTATCATTAGTATTAGACCCAAAGTAATTATACACACCTGTATGACCCATACATCTCCACGTACCTGAAAAAGAGGTAGTTCCATGTCCAAACTCACCACTCATATCAAAGAAGTTACCTGCTCTAAGACTACTACCTGACAGAGTTGAGCCAAAACTTTGTGAACCATTGCCTGATTGCCAAGCCGCCGCATAAGTCCCAACATCACCAGCAGTTGTACTCACACTAGGAGAAGCGGCCCAAGCCACAGTACCAGAAGCAGTGTTTTCTAAGATTTGCCCTACGCTTCCGCCTGAAGGGATGTGGTTGTTTCCTGCACCTGTAGGGTGCGAGTAGTTGTTAGCATTTGCTTCAATGCCGTCTAGTTTAGTGTCTATATCTTGTACTGATATTTGACTCATTTAAATTCTCCTTATTCTCCTTATTCTCCTTATTCTCTTTATTCTGGCCACCCCCGAAGGGGTGACGGTATCATTATTTGCGAGTGTTTATTATTATCTAAACGGAGTGTAGTCAACGTCAACTGGAATTACTTCTGTTGTTCCATCTTCGTATTCAATCTCGTAAGCATCGCAGTGGTGCTTTTTAAAGTATGCTTCTCTAGCTATATCTAATGCTAGTAAACATTCCTTGTAGCTTATGCCTTTCAGTAAACAACCGTCTACGTGAGCGTTAAACATAAACCTAGCACTGCTTTGAATTTCTGGAGCATCAGGATAGTAATGATAAAAGTCGTCATTTTCAAAACCTACAGGAGGTACTATGAACCCACCGTCTTCAGTAGGAGTAACTAACTTTATAACAGCAAAATTACTTGTTACGTATTGGCCTTCCTCTAAGAAATTCGCTATAGATTCCTTCAATAGCTCTTCGCTTTCGTAAGGCTGACCATTAAATTTAAAAGTCTTTTCCATTATGTTGCTCCGTAAATTGTGCCGGTATCAGTTAAGGTGTAGCTTGTTGATGCGTCTATTGCCGCACCGCCAGAACCACCGCCTTGAACATACGGGAATATGTTAGTTGTCATCCAGCCACCGCCAGATGCACCCCAACCACCGCCGCCCCAAGAGGACTCGAAGCTCCCATTGGCGCTGTTAAGGTTAGCAACTGTAAATCGGTTAGTACCATCATCAGTAGCGGCTCCGCCGCCGCCTCCACCAGTACTGTGGCCTCTGCTTGCTTTAACTCCGCCGTTTCCGGGCATTATTCGTCCGCCGCCACCAGCTGTGTTAGCTTCGTTGGTGGATATACTGTTAGAACCAAAGCGTTGCCAACGAACTGAGCCACCGCCGCCGCCAGCGCCACCGCCACCGGCAAGGTTACCCGCACCGCCATAGCTGTTACCGCCGTTACCTGCAACACCAATTGCTCCACCGTTACCACCGTCTGCCCATGCGGAACCACCACCGGCTCCGCCGCCTCCGCCAGAACCGTTACTAGAACCACGAGAGCCTTGGCCGCCTCCGCCGCCTCCGCCAATGTAGGATTCATTCTTAATAGTTACACCTGTTGAAGTTATGCTTATTCCGGGGCCGCCGGGGTTTCCGGCTTGAGATGTTGTAGCATTCTTGCTATATCGTCCTCTTCCGCCTTGGCCGCCTTTACCCATGATAAAGCCTTTATTAACGATTGTACAAGGTATGTCAACAGTTAATCCTGCTATTGCTGTACTATCTGACCAGATGTATACACCTGTGTCTATGATTAAAGTTCCACCACTTGATATGAGGCTAGATGCAACTAGTTCCTGAGTGTTAGAAGAAAGCGTAGTTCCACTAGAAGCTCCATACCATTCACTCATTGACATTTGTACTCCAGAGCCTTTTCCAATAAGAGCCCTTATGTCAGAGTCGTTAAGAGCAGATTCGCCAGAAATACCCAGTTCAGTCATTATGTCTTGCATGGTTATCATGCCACTTGTTTGTAAAGCCATTTTATTTCCTTTCTAAGTACTGCCGTAGATTGTTCCGCTATTGCTCAGCGTTCTTGAAGTTCCTGAGATAGCCGCACCACCTCTACCAGAGCTAGATTTAGTTGTATCACCAGCGTGCGTGAGCGTACCATCAAATCTCCAGTAAGCACCACCATTAGCGCCCCAACCACCACCAGCGGCGATTTTGCTGTAGTTATAGCTACCACCAGATAAAGTTGGGTCAGCTGGTACCGGAGGAACATTTCCTGCAGAACCGCCATCCATGCGGGCGGCGTAAGAATGCTCGCTTACGCTTGAGGTGAACATAACTGAAGCTGATGCACTATAAGTAATCATTGTCGTGCCGGGGTTTGGGTCATCCCAATACCCACCAGAACCACCAACACCGGGAAGGATACGTCCCCCTCCAGTCCCGCCAGAACCCATCAGCTTCCTGTACCTGTTAGCGTAGTATGTTGTCTGGAGACAACCACCAGCACCACCAGCACCAGCACCTCCAGAGCCGACAGCCCAAGAAGGTGTAGAAAGACTGCCTACGGAACCAATGTAGCCGTAAGGTGTATTGCTTGCACTTGACTGTCCAATAGCCGCACCCGCTGAGTGACCTAGGCCACCACCAGCTCCGCCGCCGCCTCTAGAACGATGACCGTAGCCACCGCCGCCGCCTCCAGCAATATAAGCACCTGAGTTGTTTTGGACTGTTGTACCTGCGGCTGATATATTTAGGGCAGGGCCACCATCACCACCTGAGTAGTTATTTCCGTCCCAACCTGCTACGTTGTAGTAGCCGCCTGCACCACCTTTACCGATGATATAGCCGTTGTTAATTAAGGTTGAGTTCGCAACATCAAGCGTTAATCCCGGGTTTGCTATGTTATCTGACCACAGGTAATAACCCGACGCTAAAGTCATCTCAACAGGGTCTGTGCCATTCCAACCAGCCGCTGTGGCTAGTGAACTAACACTTGCTTCTTGATGGTTAGCACTCACTGTAAAAGAAAAACCACTAGAAGCACCATACCATTCCGACATTGCCATTTGAACGCCTGAACTTTTAGAGATAAGCGCTCGGAAGTCCTCATCGTTTAATGAAGACTCCCCTGAAACGCCTAGCTCAGCCATAATATCATTTATAGATATCTGGCCACTACTAGTTACTGGCATGATTAATTACCTTTCAATACTTCGATTTCAGCTTTCAATTCTTTAATTGCTTCAATTAGTAAACCATGTAATTGGTCATACTGAACTACTTTGTACTCTTGGTCATCATCTGACTTAAGTGGTAGTTTCATTTCTGAAACCGCACTTGGCATTACTGCTTCAACTTCTTGAGCAAGTATACCTGCAGACTTCTTACCATCATTCAAGTACTCAAATGTGTAACCGTTTAATTGACCTACTTTATCCAAAGCATTGTCAATCTTCACGATGTCTTTCTTAAGACGCTCATCTGAAGTAGTTGTAGAGTAAGCAACAACGTTACCATCAACGTGTAAGTCACCATCGTTTTCAAGACGCATATCTGTGTTGCCATCTAGAACGAAGTTGATTTGAGTTGTTTCAACACCGATGTAATCGTTAGTATCACGACCCATGTAAAACAAATCACCACGAGCATCTGACTCTAAGCTAAATGTTGTACCTGATAAATCAAGACCAGAACCAGCACTGTAAGTAGTGTTAGTGAAAGATGTAATGTATCCTGCACCGTTTGACAACTGGTTGTTGTTTGTAGGTATTGTTGGTTGGCCTGACAATGAGCTATAAGCTCCGTCAAAAGCATCTGTAATACCGTAACCAGAAATAGTTGTTGGTTTACCTGTTAATGAAGAAAATGATTGAGCCGGTACAGATGTTAAATAAGAACCTAAGTCGCTTATCTGTGATTCTGTTATTGTTAAATCACCTTCGTGAGCAGTAACGTCACCAGAAGTTACAGTGTAACCTGAAATATAGCTAGGGTCTGATGCTGGAACCCATGAAGGAGTTACATCAGCGTTAGTCGCAATAGTGTCTAATTTAGTACCATCTGTTGCTACATCACGTCCATCAAATGTAGATGTTGTTGTTACTGCACCAGTTAATGCACCACCAGCTAATGGTAGTTTAGTTGCTAGGTTAGTAGTCATTGTTCCTGCGAAGTCAGCGTCATCACCTAAAGAAGCCGCTAATTCATTTAACGTGTCTAAAGCTGTTGGGGCTGAATCAATCAAGTTACCTACTGCTGTAGATATAGCCGCATTCATTTCAGTTGTTGTTGAAGCGTCTGTAATACCGTAACCAGAAATAGTTGTTGGTGTAGTTGTTAAGTCGCCAAATGCTACTGATTGTAATGCTGAATCCGCTGTAGCACCTTGTGCCGCTGTAGCGTAGTCTGTTGTGTCAAATGCTTTAACGTCAGCCAAGTTAGTTACTTCTGAATCCATTAAGGCTCCAGCCGCAGTTACGTTAGTTGTATCTGTTACGTCAGCTAAAGCTTCAATACCGTCTAACTTAGTGTGGTCAGCTGTAGTGAAGTTTTCGTCTGTTTTAACGTAAGTTGCATCTACTACATAGTTAGCATTGTATGCTTGTACGTTAACACCAATGTCAGCGTCTTTAAGAATAGTAGCATCAAATGCCTCTACATTAACGCCTATGTCTGCATCTTTAAGAATAGTAGCATCAAATGCCTCTACGTTAACGCCTATGTCTGCATCTTTTAATATTGTTGCGTCAGCTGTCTCATAAGTACCTAAGTCACTGATTTGTGATTCAGTAATAGTTAGAGCCGCTTCGTGAGCAGTTACTTCTGCTTCAGTTACTTCAGCACCTGCAGAAGCGTTAGATACTACTGTTGCCCAAGCTGTGCCGTTAATTGTTGTTATGTTTTCGATATTACGTGAGTCATTTATGACTGTAGTACCTGTTACTTTAATTGCCATCTTCGAATTCCTTTTCTATTAGCATTAAATGTTTGCGTTTGTGTCTAAATCACCGACTAATGTTAAGTCGCCAGTTGTCTCTAATTCTACTTTAGCGGTTCCGCTGAAAGAGAAGTAATAGCTTGTTGAGGTGTTTCCTGCAACTGTTGCCGCAGTGTTTAAATCACCTTCAATGTATAAGTCACCAGTAGAAGTTAACTGCATTACGTTGTTGTTGCCATACTGAAAGTAAAGACTTGTAAGGTGTGGGTTGTAGCTCCACTCAGTTGAGTCTTGCTGTACGGTTGTACCCGCCACTGTTGCACCTTCATATAAGTCACCAGCAATGTTTAATTCGCCACTAGACTCTGCAGTCATAGCTACTGTAGTTCCGAACTTAAACATAACTACGCCAGATACTTCTACGATTGCCCATTCTTCTCCTGAAGTACTTCCAAGAGTCCAAGAGCCAAGAGAAGCTATATTAACTTCTGCTTGAGGAGCCATTTCAACAATAGTTCCGTCTGTTTGTTTAGAGTAAATCTTTCGGTCAGCTAAGTTTAAAGCTAACTCTCCCGGAGCGATGTCCGCATCTACGGGTATGCTATCTGCTACCGAAGATTTCTTATGAATAATTTTAGTTGCCATTGGGCTAATTTCCTATGTGTGAGGAGGAGGTGACTATAGAGCCACCCCCAGATTGGTTTAGTATGAACCACCGTCGATGATAACACCTTCTAGTGTCTCGTCGTTTAGTGTCCAAGCGTCGCTTGACTCATCCCAGATGAATGATTTGTTAGCATCTGTTCCACGTTCAATTTCGATACCAGCGTTCTGAGAAGCAGTACCAGTCTCATCAGAGTTTAACAAGATGATTGAATCACCAATGTTTACTTCGTTTGAGTTTACTGTTGTTGTAGTACCTTCAACTGTTAAGTCACCAGCAATTACAACTGTTCCTTCGTTAGCCGCACCACCACTATTTGGGTTAAGTGTGATTGTACCAGTATGGTGTACACTGTTAGTTTCAACGTCAGCAAAAGTTACGCTGTCTGATGTTGCTACAGGTTGACCGATAGCTACTTCACCAGCAGTGATAGTAACACCAGTTCCGCCAGTGTGATGTGCTCTTACTTCAGCCGCACTTGGACCTGTGTAAGATATAACACCAGTTGCCGCATCATAAGAAGCTGAACCGTCTCCACCGTTGTCGGTTAAAGAGATGTGTGCACGAGC